CCCTCCCACAAGGGGAGGGCCACGCGTCGTTAATAGCGGCGTATACCACCAAGGTATGTCTACCTTAGGGGATCTTCAGTTGGGAACTGGTCGATTAAGAGAGCTTACCACCATCGTTGATGGTGGCTCAGGGGTCCTTTGGATTCCTGGGTCCGATTACGAACGGCGATCTAGTCAAACGATGTTTACATCGCAGACGATGAGCGACCGTACTAACTTCCCTCCCCTTCCAAGAGGAGGAGAAGATGTCGGATGCCAAATGTCAGCATTCAAAACTTTCTATGAAAGTTCGGGTGCTGGCCCTTATCACGTTGTCGGTCTGGCAACGCAGTATAAGGGGAATCTACGCAGTTACGCGTGGAACCAAGGCAGCTTTCTTTTCGGGGGTGCACCTGCGGCGACTTTTAGTCACCCTGACAGCTTACATGCTGCTGGGGGTACTGCTATCGCTCGTACTATCCCCACCCATCCAGTGGCAGGAGCAGCCGTCGCACTCGCGGAACTTCGAAGAGAAGGAATCCCGCGTGTGCCTACTGCTGCAACTGTTAAACTCATGCTCGAGCAAAAGAAATTGCTTGATCGAGGCTTCAAGAAGAGATCAGTTGGCAGGGTTCGCCCTGCCGATCTCGGTGATGAATACCTCAACTATGAGTTTGGCTGGAAGCCGATCGTATCCGATTTGCGAAAGTTTGCTCATTCCATAAAGAATGCGCATAAAATCGCAGATGAGATGCATCGGGGGTCCGGACATAACGTCCGGGCTCGGTACGAGTTCCCGTCCACGTTCTCGGAGGAAGTGCCATTCGATGAGCACAACTCCTCACACACACCATATTTCGAAGGAGATATAGGTGGTTGTGACGCGTGGATGGTAGGTGATGCTCCACGACGATGGAGGGTGTCAATTGAATCAACGCGAAAGCGTTGGTTCGCTGGTTGTTATACTTACTATGTCCCTCCGGCAGAAGATTTTGTCGGAAAGGCTCGTGAGTACGAGACCTATGCAAATAGGATTCTCGGAACCAGATTGACACCCGAAGTCGTTTGGAACCTCGCTCCCTGGAGCTGGGCAGCCGATTGGTTCGTGAACCTCGGCGACATGGCTACCAACTTTTCGTATTTTGGTAGCGATGGCCTAGCGTTGCGTTACGGATATGTGATGGAAACAAACACCAGCGCTATCCGTTCCTTGTGGGCCGGCCAGGTAAACCTGGCCGGCGCCCCAAATACCTTCCTCACAATCGGAGAGTACTTCGGTACTCGAACATTGCAGAGAAGGTATGCAAGCCCCTGGGGATTCGGCCTGACTTTCGACGGCTTTAGCCCTCGTCAGACAGCCATCACGGCGGCCCTCGGTTTGACCCGAGGACCACGTGGCTGAGCTTCAGGTGTGACGACATTACATCGTCGCTCAGTCCTAGTTTGGAACCAGGGACCATCTCAATTCCGAGTTTGGTCTATAACTAAACCAAAACACAACCGCATATTGTGCAGTTGAACAAGGAGTTTCCATGGCCTTTTCTGATCCGCAGTCTGTCACTGTCAATTCGGTGGCTCAGTCGATGCCCCGTGTTTCCACGGGCACGAATGAGTCTTCGTACCGAAAGGACGATGGTTCGTATCGGATGACCGTTCGCCATTCATATGGCAAGCGCGTCCGCACGAACATCCGTCTTGACAATGTCAAGTTGGCAGCAGACCCCTTCACGCCTGCGATCAACAAGGAGATCAACGTCAACGTTGGCCTCACTATTGATCGCCCTGTGGCGGGTTTCTCCAACACCGAGATCAAGTACGTCGTTGACGCACTTGTGGCCTATCTTCAGGCCTCCTCGGGGGCGAAGGTCACCCAGCTTCTGGGTGGCGAGAGCTAACACATCTGTTAGCTGCGGGGTATTCCTACGCCATAGGTATACCAAAGTTCAGAACGACCATTTGTCATGATACACCCCCACATTATGGAGGAAACATGAAAGGCCTGTACAGACTCTGGGATATCGTAGCGAATGAATATGCTGCGATTTGCCGCATCGACGCAACCATGGACATAGATTATGTCCATGGGAGGATAGAGAAGGAAGGGATTTCGTTCTTAACGATAACCCTTACGAACTTCGGAAAAGCTTTCGAGCTTGCTCTTTCCGAAGGTCGTACCTCTAGGAGCCTTTCCCCACAAGATGACCCGTTTATCGGGTTTTCCCGAAGGAGAGGTTCAGGAATGCCTCACTTTCTGAGTGGATTCCTAGGCCTGATCTTCAATCCTCAATCAGGTGTTCTTCTCGAGGAGGTTAACATCGAGGCGGTACGAGCCGTACGTCAACTTACGTTGATGTTTGGCAAGATACTTCTTCCCTGCAGTGATGCTAGGGTGAAGGCCGCTTTCGATAACTACCTCGAGTGTGAGCAGGAGCTTATCACCAGCGATAAAGCCATGACCATCGACCTCCTTGAGGGCTTTGGCAAGGCGTCGCTGTTGCTCTGGGGTGACACCATGCAGCAAGTAGACGAAGACATCTACTATGGCCGCATCATCCCAGCGCACGGACCTGGTGCCACGGCTGATCGCCTCGTCGCTAACGCGAAGTGGAATCAGCTTGAGTGGACCGAGCGTTTGGAGGAGATATTCCCATTCGGGGATTACCTCATTCCGAATTCTCGTTACCATGTCGAGTACCTTTCCTTGATAAGCTTCCTGGAGCCCGGTTCGGAACGGCCCGTGAGGGTCATTACCGTACCTAAAACGCTCAAAACGCCCAGAATTATTGCTATCGAGCCGACCTGCATGCAATATATGCAGCAAGGACTTTCTCGATCCCTCGTTCCGCGCTTGGAGAATGTCTACTCCAGGAAGGGAATATTGGGTTTCACGGATCAGTCGATTAATCACCGGCTGGCACGTGAGGGGTCAATAACTGGAAAACTGGCTACCTTGGATCTTTCCGAGGCGTCAGACCGCGTTTCGAATCAGCTTGTGAGGACCATGACTCGCAATTTTCCACATCTTTCGATGGGGATTGATGCGTGCCGTTCTCGCTCAGCTGATGTGAATGGTCAGGTTGTTAGGCTGACCAAATTCGCGTCGATGGGCTCCGCCTTGACTTTTCCTATTGAAGCAATGGTCTTCTCGATCGTTGTCTTCATGGGAATCGCCCAGGCGAAAGGACGTCTGTTGGATGAAGGACTCATTCAAGAGTTCCGTCATTCAGTGCGTGTCTACGGGGACGATATTATTATCCCTGCAGACTGTGCGATCGGGGTCACGAATATGCTCGAGGCTTTCGGCTTTCGAGTAAATTCGACCAAAAGTTTCACGGAAGGTAACTTTCGTGAGTCTTGCGGTAAGGAGTACTTCCAAGGGCACGACGTATCCGTATGTCGTGTTCGAAGGGTTATTCCTACCGGCCCCGCAGACGTACCGGAGATTCTGTCTCTTGCCTCATTTCGTAACCAGGTTTACGAGTCTGGTTTGTGGCAAGCGGCAAAGTATTGCGATAGCATACTGGATCGAGTCCTAAAGGGACTTTATCCTATAGTTACCGCAACGTCTCCACTGATAGGCCGAGTTTCAATCCCTTTCCTTCCTTACATGGAAGGGTGGGATGAGTACACTCACCAACCTCTAGTCAGGGGTTGGATCCCGCGCCCAAAGTTCCCCCAAAGGGGACTTGACGGCGTAGGTGCCTTGATGAAATGTCTCCACCTACTTGGTGCTTCCGAAGACGAGAACGAATCTCTGCTAAGGAAGAGCCAAAAAGGCGGTTTGCCAGCCGCTGAGGTGGACCATTTGGTCCGTTCTGGACGGCCCCTCTCCGTCAGCATGCAAAGAGGGTGGAGGTCTGCTATCTAACGATAGTGGATCGCCATAAGCAAAATGGACGCCACTCGTAAGGGTGGTGCTGGGACCCGTTTACGGGTACCAGAGAG